GATTACACTTTGGCGACCACCAGCTGGTGTTGCTGAGAATGAAAGCGGATATTACGAATCAAATGAACTTCATGTAAGGATAGCAAAATCAAAACCAAAGGGAGTGAGTAAAAACGGAGTTTACAAAATGTTTCTTAATATTGAAAAATACCAGTATTACGTTAAAGATTATTTAGGTGGCGAAGTTTACGCAAATCGCAAGGACCATAACCAAAAAAAGACGATTGAATTAAAAAGTTTTTCGGAATCAATGAATGAACATAGAGAGAATTTACCATTTTAAAACTATAAAAACATGGACTATTTAGAAATATTAAACGCACAAGGTAGCATATTGGCCAACATTCAATCAATGAAAGTAACGCTGGAAGAAATACGCACAAAGAAACCTGAATCAATTTACGTTAAGGGACTAGAAAAACACATACGACAAATGAGTGAAAGTTATTTTACGTTTAAATTTGTTCATCAACAGTTTGAGTTAATGCAAAAAATGAACAATAATTACCATCGGGAAAACATGGAGTTAAGATTTGAGATTGAAAAGTTAAAGGAGCAAAACACAAATTTAATGAATGGGATATGAAAACAGTTAATAGTTTAAGTGGAGGTAAAACTTCAAGTTATATGGCAGTACATTACCCAGCTGATTACAATGTATTTGCGTTAGTTACAACATTAGATAAAAAATGTATTTATCCTGATTCAAAAATAAGGCAAATTGTTAGCGATAAAATTGGTAAAGAATTTATTGGAACATTAGAAGAAGATGTCATTATAAAAACAATTCTAAATTTAGAGCAACATTTAAGTTCAAAAATAGATTGGGTAAGTGGGAAATCATTTGATGAAATTATTGTAAGAGGTGATATTAAGTATTTACCAAATGTTACTCAAAGATTTTGTACAATTGAAATGAAATTAGACCCAATAAATAAATGGTGGAAAGAAAATATAAATGAAACTTGCGAAATGAGAATTGGATTTAGAGCAAATGAAATGTCAAGAGCCAAGAAAATGATTGAAAGATGTGATGAAAACGGCATATTGTGGCAAAAATTAATTGAATCAACAAATGAAAAAGGTAGGAATAAATGGAAAGATTATCCAATGAGAATGCCTAAATTTCCTTTAATTGAAAATTCAATTTTTAAAGACGAAATTGTTAATTATTGGGATAAAAATACTAATGTTCCATTTGCTTACTTAAATAATTGTGTAGGTTGTTTCCATAGAAATCCAGTTTTATTAAAACATTTATCAGATAAAGAACCTATAAAATATGAATGGTTTGCAGAACAAGAAAGAGAAAATGGATATGGTGCAAGAACATTTAAAAATGGAATGACTTACGATAAAATAAAACAATCATTTAAACAAAATAAATTATTTGATGATGATTTTAATGAATGTGATAGTGGTTATTGTGGTTTATAAATTGATAAAATATGAAAAAATGTAAAGAATGCCGAGATCCATTTGAGCCGAGATTTAATTCGTTGGAAAAATACTGCTGGAAACACGAATGCAAATATATTGAGGCAATGCAGAAAGTCGAACAAAAGAAAAAAAGTGAGTCAAAGGAATGGAGCGAAAGGAAATCGAAGTTGAAAAAGGAACTTTTAACAGTTCAGGACTATCTAAAATTGGCGCAACAAGTTTTTAATCAATACATCCGTAAAAGGGATGAGGGTAAAAATTGTATTTCATGTGGTAAAAAGATTAATGGAGTTGTTCACGCTTCACACTATTTTAACGCCAACAACCATTGGAACGTACGATTTAACGAGAATAACGTGTTTAGTTGCTGTTACAAATGCAATGTTCAGCTTTCAGGCAATCTAATTGAATACGGAATTAACCTAGAAAAATTAATTGGAGCAGATGAATTCACTATTTTAAGGGAAAAAGCCTATCAAACAAGGAAATTCACAAGGGATGAGCTAAAAGAAATAATTATTATTTATAAAAATAAATTAAAATAGTTGTTTATATAAAAATAAAGTTTATATTTGTTCAACTAAAAGATAAAAGATATGAAAAAAGAAACATTCGATTCAGTATTAGAAGCTGAAAAATCAAATCAAATTGTAGAGTTACCACGAACAAGTGGTTTGCACGAATCAATTATTAACGTAATGAAAGCCGTTAAAAATATTGATAAATCTATGACTGTTGGAAGTGGGCAAAATTCATACAAAGGGGTTGCGGATAAAGACGTAAAATACATTATTGGAAGTGCAATGGCTGAGAACAATTTAACGTGTTTACCAATTGATATACAGCCAAAAGTACAAATTGACCGATGGGAGGCACAGGAAACGTATAGCGGAAACACGCAAATAAAGCAAAAGCAAAGTATTTTCACAGAGGTTATTGTTAAATTTTTAATTACACATTCACTTACAAACGAAAGTTTAACAATTGTTGGTTATGGTCATGGGGTTGATACACAGGACAAGTCAGCTGGTAAGGCGACAACATACGCATTAAAAAACGCATTACTTTACTCTTTTTTAGTTCCAACGGGTGCAATTGATGACACAGATAAAACGCATTCAAGCACAATTGAAGTGCCTCAAAAGAAAAAGCCTTTATTGACTAATGATAGATTTGAAAATGCAATTATTGCAATTCATTCTGGAGATGCGAAAAAAGAGGATTTATTTAAGTTTCAATTAACAGACCTTCAAAAGGCAGCATTACAATTGTTATAAAAATATAGGGGAAGCCTAAAACCTTTTAGAGTAGGCAAATTTTAAATTAATTATTAATGTTTGACACAAAAACAGCACCAATGGCAACAAGTCAAGTGCAAAATTTAACAGAGGTAAACAAGGTTTACAAAACAAGTGATTTATCAATTTTTAAAAACGTAAATGGAAATCGAATTCCCAATTTACAACACGTTAAAAGATTATCACAAAGCATTAAATCTAATGGAATGAAATGCAATCCTATTTTAGTAAACGAAAAAATGGAGGTTATTGATGGACAGCATCGTTTGATGGCTGCTAAAGATTCAAATTCTTTTATCTATTTTATTATTATTAATGGATATTCTTTAAATGAAGTTCATACCTTAAATCTAAATCAAAAAAATTGGACTAAAAAAGATTTTATGGATGGATATGCAAAAATGGGGATTGATTCTTACATTAAATTAGCAAAATTTGTTAAAATAAATGACGATTTTTCTTTTACTGATTGTGTTGCGCTTTGTTCTAATTTGACAACTGCAAGTTCATCTAGTATAACACAATCAATGAGAGGTGGTAAAGCAATGAATATATCAGAAATATTTGAAAGTGGAACATGGAAAGGGAAAGATTTTGATTTAGCTCAAGAATGGGCAAATAAAATACGAATGACAAGACCGTATTATTTAAATTATAATAGAAGCACATTTGTAGGCACATTGATTGGGTTGTTAACTAATGATAATTTTGATTTTAACGAGTTTATCCACAAATTAAGATTACAACCGACAGCATTAGTTGATTGTTCTAATAGGGATCAATACAAAACACTAATTGAATCAATTTACAACTGGAGAAGTAGAACAAAAACCAATTTAAGATTTTAATATGAAAGAGTTACTATTTAGATGCAGTTCACTAGGAAAGTTGATGACTGATCCACGAACAAAAAGCGAAACATTGTCAGAAACGGCAAAGAGTTACATTCAGGACTTATTTAAAGAACGTGAACTTGGTATTTATAAGGAGTTTTCAAGCCGTTATACTGATAAGGGTTTGGAAATGGAAGACGAAGCCATACAATTTGCGTCTGAGGTCTTAAATTGGGATTTTGTAGTAAAAAACGAAGTGAGATTTAATAACGAATGGCTAACTGGAGAGCCTGACATTAATACGGACAATCTTTTGGCTGATATTAAATGTTCATGGAGTGGATCAACATTCCCTTTATTTGACGAAACGTTAAAAAACAAAGATTATTATTACCAATTGCAGGGTTACATGATGTTAACGGGACATGACACAAGCGAGTTAGTGTATTGTTTGATGAATACTCCGCACCAAATTGTTGAGGACGAGGTTAGGAGACAGCATTGGAAATTAAATTTAATTGACGAGGATTTGGAAGTTCGGCAAGCGGTCCAAGAAATGCACAATTTCGACCAAATACCGAATAATTTAAGGGTAAAAAGATTTATTGTACAAAAAGACGAAGCAGTACAAGAGAAAATAAAGGAGCGTGTAGAGGTTGCGCGCGAATATTACAATCAATTATTAACACAAATAAATAAGTAAAAATGACGGACAAAGAAAAGCTAGATTTTGCTTCTGGAAAACACGAAGTAGAATTAACAGATGATTTGATTAATCAAATTGTAAAGGATCAAAAATGGGATATAAAAGCTCTTAAAGAAATGAGAGAAATGGGTGCAAAATGGAATACAGAAAGAAATTCAATTGTAATTTCCGAAGAATTATAAATAAAATAAATAAGTAAAAATGAGTGAAGTTTTAAAGATTAAAGGAACGGTTTACAAGGTAAGCCAAGAGGAAGTAAAAAGCGAAAAATTCAAAAAACGTGATGTTATTTTGGAAGTAATTGAGGGAGATTATAAGCAATATTTGACCGTTCAATTCAG